ATACAGATTTAGTCATATGTCTTGGCAAAAATACGCTCTCAATTATTATCGCGAGTTTCACACTAAGCACGGCTATTTATGGAAATACTTAGATAAACAAGGTGATTTGGCTACACAAAAAGCCAAAAACAGAATGAGGAAACTTCCTCAAAAACCTTGGCGTACTGGTCGCTTGGCTAGGTCTATTCACAAAAAACATCTAGGATACACCAACAAAACAGGTCAATATCTGATGGTAGGTTCTTGGACTGTTCCTTATGCTCTTATGGTTCACAGAGGTACAAGACCGCACATCATTAACCCTAAAGGTGATAACCAACTGGTTTTTATGGCTAGTCGTGGTAAAGGTGGAGGTATGCGTTTGGTTAGAACTAAACAAGTAAACCACCCTGGAAGTAGAAGAAACAGGTACTTGTATGACCAACTTAAGTTTTTTAAAGGTGCTGGAAGAACTCCTATGTACACGCCAAATGCTGCTGACCGTGCCAGATACAAACTTAGATAAAATCACACCTTTATATACATAGTAAAATTTATTTATAGATACGAACCCGTATCGACTCAAGACAACACGAGAAAGAACTAAAAACAAATGACCGCTAGATTTAAAGATTTTGGACGTGGAAACGACAAGAACGTTTCAGACCAGCCTTTGACTTTTAAACTATTTGACGAAGAATTCCACTGCTACCCAAGAATGCAAGGTAAGGCTCTACTTGAGTTTGTTGAAATGGCAAACTCTGAAAATGCATCTGAAACCGCAAAGGTAACCAGAGTATTTTTCAAGAAGGTTCTAAAGCCTGAGAGTTACACAAAGTTTGACGCACTTCTGGATGACCCAGAGAAGATTGTTTCAGTTGAAACATTGGCTGAAATTACTGGTTGGTTGCTAGAGCAATACGGTGACCGCCCGGAAGAGCGACCAGAAGTCTAATAACTTGGGCGTTAGACCTCTGGTATTACGTAAACGGTAAAGCCTTGATGAGTCAAGTTAACTTGGCAGAAATGGATGCAGCAGACATGCTTGATGTTATCCATTACATCTATGAAGAAGATATTAACTATCTTTCACAAGAACACGCTCAGATGGTAGAGAACCGAAGAATTGCAATTTGGAACACTCTATACAGTTCTACTTATAGATACACGGTGTTTAAGCAGGGTGACGACTATATTGACGGGGAAGTTGCAGACTTCACCCCGTTTGACCCTACTCAGAGAAAAAACGTAAAACCTTATTTCCCACCAACCAATTTTAGTGGCGACGACAATGACCCATTTGGTGGAGTATTGGACTCTCCTATCGGTGGTTAGTAAAGAAGATTAGAAAGTTAGTTAGGAGGTGATTATGTTATGGCAATAGTCGGTGAAGCGTATATTTTGGTACGTGCTATCACTACTGAAATTAAAAAAGATATTGCTAATGGTTTTGACGGTGTAAAAGGTCAGTCAACCAAAGAAGGTACTGCTGCTGGTCAAGCATTTGGTAAAGGCTTTGGCAATAAAATGCGTGACGAAGCAACCGAGGCTGCTAGGGGATTCCACCAGTTGATGCGTAGGGGTTACGCTATTCAGGCTGGTGTTGGAACTCTTATAAGTTCTATCTCGGCTTTAGTTGGTGGTTTAGGTGCACTTTCTGGTGCATTGGTAGGTGCGGCAACTTCTGGTATAGCCCTTGTTGGAATAATGGCTCAAATAAAAATTGCTGGTGCAGTTGGAAAAATGGCGTTTAAAGGCGTCATGGAGGCTGTGCAAAAAACTGGAAATGAAGGAACTAAAAGTCTTCGCGAATTACGTGAAGAAATGCAACAACTTGCGTTTGATGCTGAAGACGCTGCTTTAAGCGAAGAACAGGCTGCACTTAAGTTAGAAAGTGCACGTGAGACTTTGGCTCGTGTCCAAGATTTGCCACCAAACAATAGAGCAAGAAGAGAAGCAGAGTTAGCCTATAAGCAAGCAGAACTTTCTTATAGACGTGCTAAAGATAAAAATAATGATTTACAAGCAGAACTAGCAAATCCAAATAAAAACAAAAATGGCGGTGCTGGTCAAGACCCGTACAAAGATTTAACTAAAACTCAAAAAGCCTTTGCTATCTACCTAAAGAGCGTACAGCCTAGGATGAAAGAACTTAGGGAGGCTGCATCAAGTTCATTCTTGCCAGCATTGACTCAGCAAATGAAAGTTTTGTTTGCTGGCGGTTACTTTAAAATGCTAGTTCAGGGTTTTAAAGATGTAAGTTCTGGATTAGGTAAAGCAGTTAGCGAATTTGGTGGAACAGTATTTGACCCAAAAACTAAATCAAATCTTGCGGAATTTTTTAAATCTACTGGTGGAACTATTGGAACTCTTGGAAGAGTGCTTGGTAACTTCTTTAAGATGTTTATCACTGTGCTTAAGGCAGCCGACCCATTAATAACTAAATTTACACACTTTTTAGACCAAAAAACTTTTACTTTAGGCGACGCATCTGCAAAAAACTTTGGTAAATTAAATGGATTCTTTAAAAATGCTGGTAAGGCTGCAGCAGATTTTGGTAGATACTTAAGTAATATTTTTCAGCCATTTAAACGTTTAGTTATAAGCCAAACTGAGGAAGGCTCTGCTGGTAGAGAATTTTTAAAGTGGATGAGAGAAAGCACCGAAAGTCTTAGAGAATTTAAGATGGGTGCAGATGGATTAACTCTAGATGACAAACTTAAACCAGCGGTAGAAAGCACTAAATCAATTTTTGGTGTATTTTCAAATTTTGCAAGCATTTTTATGTCTTTAGGACAAAATCCAGCAGTTAAAGAATTTTGGGACACCCTTGCAACAGGTAGTGGCGGACTAGAAGAAATTTTAAATAGCATTGTCAGTGCTATAGGCCCTGAACTGGCACAGGTAATTGTGACAATAGTAGATATGCTTGCAACATTTACTGACGGTGAGCAAATAAAAACTTATTTTGTTGTTTTAAATGAGATTTTTAGGTCTCTTGCTGTTGTGTTTAGTTGGATTGGTATGGTGCTAAAGGCATTAGGACCGCTAACTGGTGCGATAGGTGCTCTTGTTACTTCTTGGCTTCTTCTTAAAAAAGTAATGATGCTGTTCTATGGAACTTATGGAATTATTCGTGCTGCAATGGTTACATTAACAGGTCTTACCTACAAACAAATATTTGCTCAAAAAGCAAAAAATACTGTTGATGGAATTAGTCTTTTACTACAAAAAAAGACAATAACTGCTAAACAACTAGATGCAGTAATGACCTATAGGCAGACTATTGCCGAGAGTACCAACATGGGCACTCGTAAGAAAAATCAGGCTTTAAAAGTTATTGACAATATTATTGCTGGAAAGACTTTAACAAAGAAGCAAGCAGAAATTGCTGCCGAAATGCAAGCAACTTTGCAAAAAAATCTATATAACGGAACTCTTATAAAGGGTATTTCAACTCAGGCAGGTGCAACTGTAGCAAGTAACACTCTGACTGGTTCAATTAGAGCACAGGGAATGGCATTTGCTGGTGCTACCGCACCAACGACTCTTTTTGGTTTTGCACTAAACTCAGCGTTGTGGCCCATAGTCGCAATTGCTGGTACAGTTGCCTTAGCAGTTGCTGGTATTGCTTGGCTTATTGGTAAGCACAATGATGACGTAAAAAAAGCCACAGCAAAAACTAAAGCCTCTTTAATGGATTTAAAAGACTCTGGTACATCTACTTATGAACAACTGAGATATTCACAAACGGCTTGGTCTAACGCACTGGAGTCTTCTTGGGACGGTTCGAAAGAATTAATTAAAGATGTTACTAAATTAAAAGATGTAAATAAGGCACTTGCACAAAGTCAAAAAGGTGTGTCTATTGGTAGTAAGAAATACTACGACCTAAGTGTAGAAGAGAGAAAAGCCTTTGTTAAAAACTCTAAAGCATTAGGTCCGTACAAGGAGGCACTAGGAAACCTAGGAACTGCATTAGGTCAAATTGCCAAAAAAGATTTGAAATCCGCACAGCAAGGATTTATAAGATTTGCTAATGCTACGGAACTTGGTCGTGGGGGACTTGTAGCCCAACTAAAAGAAATGAAGCCGTTCCAAGAGCAACTTAAAAAAACTGCTAAAAAATATGGTCTTGTCACAGAAGAAATGTCTAATCAAGAAAAGCAAAGCATCTATTTAGACATAGCCTTAAACAGAGGTGCATATGCAGCCGCTAAAGCAGCAGAGGCTCAAAAAGAATTAGGAAAAGCACTTGCTACTGCAGCATCATCTTTTATTGACGTAAATGCTCCTCTCGAAAAATTTACTAAAAAGGGTGTAGTAGACCTTAAGGGGTATCAAGGTGCTCTACAAACTCAACTTGATAGTCAAATAAATTGGTTTAAAAATCTACAAAAAGTTCAAAAAAAGGGAATTAAAGAGTCCACTTATAAAGCATTGATAAACATGGGTAAAGACGGTGCTAATCTTGTACAAACTCTATCTACATCTAGCAAAAAAGACGTAATGGATTGGGAAAAAACATTTAGCCAGACTATTCCAGACGTAACTGCTGGATTGGCTGATGCTTTGACCAGCCCAGATTCAGTACTTGCAATAATTGAGCAAAAACTTAAAGATAAGGGAATTTACAGAAGAAACTATCTTGCCGACAAAATGAAGGGCATAAGAAAAGACTTTGAAAACGGTAAAACAACAATTGCTACGTTAATGAGTGATTACGGAATATCCGTTCAAGACATAATGCAACAAATAGCAAATGAAAAACCAATTCAACAAAGTGTAACTTGGGATAAAGACTCAATTAAACAAGCACAAAAAGATTTGGCTAAAGATTTAAGTGGTACTTATGTAGTTACAACTAAAGCAGAGCAACGAGCAGACGGTGGCTTTATTTTTAGAAAAAACGGTGGAGCAATTTTGAAGAAATTTGCCCTTGGTGGTTCTGTATTCGGTCAGGGCGGTCCTCGCTCGGACAAGATTCCAGCCATGCTTTCTAACGGAGAGTATGTTGTAAATGCCGCAGCAACTGCACGTACATTACCATTATTAAATGCTATTAATTACGGAATTACTCAAAGAAACGGTGATGCTGGCACAATGGTCGGCGGAGGTGGTGGCTCTCTAATGAATAGCGTAAACATCACAATCAACCCATCTCAGGGCATGGATGAGGTAGAACTTGCAGCATTAGTAAGTCGTGAACTTTCTTTCCAAATGCGTAGAGGAGCCAGTGCATAATGGTACAAACTCCAAACCAAGGTCAAGAAAATGCAATTGTCAATAGAGCCTTAACTAAGGTTCCAAGACCCCACCTTACTGGTGTGGTTCTCGGTAAAGACATCAAACTTGGTGACCTTCAATTAAATGCTATTGACGACAACGACGTTGTGTGGGTGTGCACCGACATTGTTGGTTGGTGGAATTTACCAGACCCAGAAACTGTAGATTTAGATAAGGGTTGGGGTGATGGTAGTTATCAATCTAAAGGTAGATACAGAACAAGAGTTCTTGAACTAAAGGGAGTAATCCTACCTCCAGATGCTAGCAAAATTACTGTTGCCAGAGATACATTAGTTAGGGCTGTCGATTTAGTTAGGTCTACTGCTTGGTTAGTAGTAAATGAGCCTGACTACACAAAGGCTGTAAAAGTTCGTCTAAGCGGTAAGCCAAATATTGACAACGTAAACGCTCGTGGACGTATAGAGTTTTCAATCGGATTAGTTGCTGTTGACCCAATTAAGTACCAATGGTTTGGTGACTCGCTAACTACTGACTATGCAGAAACTGCACCTAAAAATGCTACTGGAACTCAGGATGGCTACGTAACGATTGACAACAATGGCAATTACCCTGTTGGTGCTGTCTATGAAATTGAAGGTCCTATCGTAAGTGGCGGAGCCACAATCTTCAACGAAACCAATGGCGACCTTTTAACAATTACTGAAACTACTCGTGGCAAAATGTATCGCTACGCAAACGCTAAGTCTATGACTAATGGTACAGCAACAATTACTGTCACCAACAAGCATGATTTATCTGTTGGAGATGAAGTAGAAATTACACTTCCAGAAAATTTTAGTGTTGTTAATTTTAGTATTTCAGGTAATCTCGTTGGTTTCACCTTAAGCAATACTCACAATTTTAGAGTTAATGACGTATTTTCAGTGTCTGGTGTGGATGCAGTTTTAGACAATCAAGAACTTGTAGTTTTTACAACTGCAACACATAATACAATGACTGCAACAAAAGTCACTCCAAATGTTTCACTTACTACTGTAAATAATGGAAGCATAGTAAATATAACTAATAAAAAACTAAATGGAACTTTTCCTGTTGAGAGTGTAGTCAACTCTTACGCTTTCACTTATGTAACTGACTACAAAGATTCCATAACAAATACTTTAGTAACTTACGCTAACTCTGCACCAACTGTTTTTAGAGATGCGGACATCATTGAGATTGATACTTCTAACAGAGAAGTAGCGTTCAACGGAGATGCTTCTCAGAAACGTGGAATGTTAGATACCATTGTCGACTGGGTAAAGTTAGACGAAGGCAACAATGTTATTCAGTTTGATGACAGCAATGCAGAAACTTTTTGGGTAAATAGATACGGTGTAGTTGCAAACTCTAGTGCTGGCACTGACACTATTACTATGTATACAACTAATGCCCACGGCTACTCTACTAGCGATACAGTTACCATAAGTAATATATCTAGCAATGTTAATACTTACCTATCTAAAGAAATTCAAACTTACTCAAGTCTTTCAAATGTGGTTACAGTAAATGTAAATGCTCATGGCTACACCACTGGAAATTATGCTGTAATTTCTGGAATTGGAAGTGCTGTCGATGGCTTGTATGCAATTACAAATGTAAACACAAATTTTTTTACGTTTACAACTTTAGCAAGTGGAAATTCTTACACTACCTCCGCCCCAGATGGTGCTACTTCTAGAAAAGTATCAAAAGTATCAAGTTACAGTAGAGCAAATGCTTTAGTAACTGTAATAGCAAACTCACATGGGTTGTATACAAATGATATTGCTTACTTTACTGGATTAAGCAACGTTGTTGACGGATTGTATATAGTTACAAATGTAAACTCAAATGCCTTAAGTTACTCAACTAGGTCTAACGGAACAATTGCAAGCACTAACGTAAACACAGCATACGTTGCTCTTAGGCATCAAATTACTGACGTAGATGAATATAAAATTGTTGTCACTAAGCGTCCTCACACAACTAACGTTGCAGTATCCCCGATTGGTGCAATTGCATCCACAGATGTTTCAAATGAAATTGCAGTATCCTCAATTTCTACAAATTTAGTTACAAATTTTATTGAACTAACAACTATTGGCGAGCATGGATTTTCTTTAGGTGAGCAAGTTCAAATTGTAGCGGAAGATTCATCTTCTTCTGATATGGATAAGTACGCAGTTGGAACTGGTTACCCAATCAGAATAACTAATTGGCAAAGAGCCTCAAATGGTTTAGTAACTGTAAATACTATTACCGCAGTTAATTATGCAAATGCTATATCAACTACAGATAATTATGTGACTATTACAAATTTAGATAGTTCAGTAGACGGAACTTACAAAATTACAAGCGTAAATGCTACTAATTTTACTATTAGCACTGGAAATATAACTCCTGTTTCTCAGACAACTGTAGATAATGCTTATGCTAAACGTTTACATAAAGTAATTTACTATACTAGAAGTAGAGGAAATACTTCAACTTCGACAACTGGTGCGGTTAAAAGTTACAGTCAGAATGGTAATACTTTGACTATTACTACAGAATCTAATCACAATGCTTCTAATGGAGACATCGTATATCTATACAACGTAAAAGATGAACTTGATTATAGACCTTTTACGGTTGTAAATACTACCGCTGGTACAAAAACATTTAAGGTGAATGCTCAATATTCTGCTACCGATTCAAATGCCAATTCTATTGGTGGGTACTTTAACTCATCCATAGATAGCAGTTTGAATTCTGTAACTGGAAATCTTGTATATGTAGTTTTTGATAATGCACATAATTTATCAAACGGCGATTCAGTTTTCTTTAGCGGTTTGAGTGCCTCAATTGATGGTCAACAAAGAGTTATTTATGTATCCACGGATACGGTGGTTTATATTGTAGATAGTAATGCAGTAAGAGTTCCTAGATACGCAAATATTTCCAGAGCCTCTGGCTCTAACACAGTGACTGTAACCACACAAACAAATCACAATTTTAGTGTTGGCGATTCTATATATGTAGTTGGTGCTGGAGCAACTGGAAATTTAGACGGTCAGTGGACAATGTATTCAAACATTAATGCCAAAGCATTTACGTATATTTCTGGTGGAACTACTGCTTGCACCATAACAAACACGTCTGTAAAAGTTCACGCTAGTCCAGTAGAAAATTACGCTGAACAAAGTTTTCCAATTATTTCTAAGACTAATAACACCTTTACTTACTTCCATTCAAAAACAAATGTAAGTAACACTCAGGCTGTGACCGAAACTCCAGGAAAAATTGTTAAGAACAGCGACGGTATAATGCGTGTTTATTACAGGTCTGGCTGGATAGGTTAAACTTATATTAAAGAAGTATTGACGTCTAAGGAAAGAAAAATAAGACATGGCAACAAGCGATACAGTATCGTACAAATACATTCTGACTAATCTACTTACTAATAAAGTAATAGCAGAAGTTCCTTTTGTTGACGTAACTTATGGAAGAGCAATTAAATCTGCTGGAAGTTTTTCTGGAACTATACCAGTAACTACTGAAACTTCATATTTAAACTTATACGATACAACTATGCCAGCAAAAACTGGTTTATACGTTATGAGAAATGATTCCTGTATGTGGGGAGGAATTATTTGGAGTAGGTCTTACAACGCTAAAGAAAGAAAACTTAGCGTATCTGGTTTGGAATTCACAAGTTATTTTGCACATAGAAAAATTTGGAAAACTTACTCAAATTCTTTTTCCGCAAAACTTTTTGTCCCCAGTGAGGCAAGCGGTGAAGACTCTACAGTCACTTTATTAAACGATAGTTTTGATTTTGAGGCTGGCGGTGATGTATATATTTCATTTACTAAGGGATACGTCAACCTAAGTAGTTATTTTAAAGTTGGAAATTTTCCAACAACAGAATCTTTTCAGATAGACCCTGCTGCAAGGTCATACATAATCAACAACGTGGCGGTAAAAAAAGGCGTTGCCACATTCACAACAAAAACAAACCATGGGCTGTCAATTGGTGATGAAGTGACAGTTAGCGGTATTAGTTTAGATAAGAAAAAATACCCAAATTTTGCACTTAGAATGAACGTCACTCAAACCGTTGCTAGCATACCGACAAATAACACTTTTACAGCAAAAATAGACGTTGACCAAGCAATTAAATTAACAAGCAGTAAGCAAACTGCTAGGGCTACTTTTAACGGTTCTTTGCCACCTGGTACTTATGATGTCACTGTAACTTGTTCTTTGGATACTTACGAGTTTGCAAGAAGAATGATTAATAGTATTGCAGATGATTTTAGTGGTACAACTTACCCTAACTCTGCAATTGAACCTGGAATTGCATATTCAGTGGATATAAATGGTTGTAGCAGACAAGGAAATATAGTAACCATAACTACAGAGCAACCTCACGACTTAAGAGAAGGTCAGCAATTTACTGTACAAAATCTTTCTTCAGATATAGGAGGTAGATTTAATGTTCTAGAAATACTGGACGACAACACTGTGACTTTTGTTTCTGAGGGTGAGGCATTTCCCTACAAACCTGTAGAAACTAAAACAGTTTATATAACAAAACGTTATAGACGCAACAAAGTAATTACTTATACTACTGGCACCGCACATGGTTTTGATGCTGGAGACTACGTAAAAATTACCAATATAAAGGCTACTAAACAACTTGTAAAAGAAGATAAGAAAAAACCAGAAAACAATGTTTATGAAACATATGAATATACTGGTGAATTTCAAGTAATTGACAACATTGGTACTACTCAATTTGGAGTTAGAGCAAATAGTCAAACCGTAGACAGTAAAAAAACAGAAGTCCTTACTCCTAATGGGTTGGCAGTATCTCAGCCTAGGATTAAGGTTGGTTCTTTCGGGCCATTCACTAATAACGCAGACATAGGCATAACTTTTGAAAATGATTTTTCAGGCACTGGTAAGGCTCCATCTCTGATTAGAGGTGACCAAATGCAAACTCTCAACAAAATTTTAGATGGCTATTCTGATGATATTGATGGATTTGATTATAGAATTGATTGTAATTACAACCCAGAAACTTTAAGTTTTGAGAGGGTGTTTAAATTTATACCTAGACAATTTCCAGATGCACCAGTTGATGGTGAAGTGTCACCAATAACTAGATTTGGTGCAGAAAAAAATGTTTTTGAATTTCCTGGAAACGTAAGTAGCGTAGAACTAAATGAAAATGCTGAAAACGCTGCAACTAGATTTTTCACTATAGGTGCAAAAGAAGGTTTGGGTGCGGACGCATACGCACCGCACGCTGCGGCTGCAGCGGAAGATTTGCTAGACGATAACTGGCTACTTTTAGACGAAGATGAAAAAATAGATTCTGAGCCTAGCGAAAATGTTTTATATCAGTGGGCTGAGAGGTACTTGTACGAAAGCAGACCGCCTATGGGAGAAATAACCATATCGGTTAATGGAAGTATTGACCCAGTGGTTGGAAGTTATTACCCAGGTGATTGGTGTTCAATTATTATTGACGATGACTTTATTAGACAACGTTTAGCGAGTGGGCTAGAGCCTCGAACTGATATAATTGTTAGAAAGATTATTAACTACTCTGTAAAAGTAAAAGACGCTCTTGGAGTCCCAGAAGAAGTTTCAATTACATTAGTTCCAGATTGGGAGGTGGACAGTTTTGCCAAGTAAAAGATATAATTCTAAGCGTAGTTTTGGTACTCGATTTAACGACATCAAAGAAACTTTTGAAGTTGTAAATAAGCAGACACCACCAGACCAAATTATCAATGCTGGAGTTGATTACGCTCAACTAGAGGTCAATTCTATTGACTCAACTACCATCAACTATGGTGGAATTTCTGCAAGTAATTTTTCAGAAGTTGCAAAAATTGCTTCTGGCGAATCAAATCAGCGTATTCCTTCCGACTTAACCGATGTTTTGTATTGGCAAGAAGTCGCTTCTGGTCTTCTAGAACTTCACAGGCAAGGATTCCACAACAACGAGGATATTGTTAACGTTGAGGCTACCTCAGAAGGATTGTTGTTTACTCCGACTGTAGACGAGCCAGCAAGAATATATTTGACTGGTCGCCTACCAATCCCTAAAAGTAAAAAAGTGTACGCCACTTGGGAATCAGACAGGTCATGCAGTTTAAGATTAATTTGGTGGAAAAATTCGAATTTAATTGAAGTTACCAATAGTTCCACAATTGCTGGAGTAGCAACTATAACTACTGCAACTCAACATAATTTTGCAGTTGGTCAAGAGATTAGAGTCACTAATTTAGATTACAACTACAACGGTTATCAAACAATTACTGCTGTTGACACGTATACAATTTCATATGCCAGCCCAACTCTCACCGCATTGGACAGCAACATTGACGACGAGCAATGGGAGACCCGTGGTTCTGTAAATTTAGAAGATTACGTATATGAAGAACTAACCGATAAAGAACTGTGGAATGCAAGTTATCGTTCTGCAAACGTATCAAACAAGGTTTTAACTAGCAATATTGCTACTCTAACTACCAATGCATCGCACAGTTTTGTGGTCGGTGACTCTGTTGTAGTTGGGGGAATTGATGATACTTTTAACGGTACCTACAAAATTACTGCTGTCACTGACACTACCCTCAGTTACCAAAAAGAGTCTACAAATGTGTCAAGTACTGCCGTCTCTCCAGTAGTTGAAATTACTTCAGATGACTCTATTTCTGCAACAGAGTATGCAATTTATTTAGAAGTATCTGCTGGCTCAGATGCATTGCTACTAAAATCAGCAAAAGCATTCGAGGTAATTGGTTATGGTGCAAAGGCTCCTTTATATGCAAATGTAAATAATTCTGTTTTGACAAATAACGTTGCTACTCTAACTACTTCCGAAGTTCACGAATTCAAGGAAAATAGTTCCGTAGTGGTGTCTAATGTAGGTTCTCCTTATGACGGCACTCATATTATTATTGGCGGAAATAATGCACCAACTTCAAACACTTTTAGTTATGGTCTTATAAACGCAAACGTTGCATCAGCCGTAGCAAACGGTAAGGCTGTTGCTTACGATGGAAGACAGCACAGTGAACTTACCCCCGACGGACTACGTTTATATGAACCAAACGGTGCTTTAGCCGTAGATTTAACTACTGCTGGAACTTCTGTTTTTAATATCTACAAAAACTCGAATGTAGTGGCTTCTATTGATACTGATGGAAATGCAACTTTTGCAAATATTGATGCAGACAAATATGTACTAAATGGTACTGATTTGGTGGGTACCTTTGCCGACGCTGAGTTTAACGGTTTTGCTTACAATAAATTTAACACAGCAAACGTAGGTGAAATTGAAGTCAACAACTCTTACTTAAACTGGCTTGCTAGAGGTGTAATTTATGAAGGTTATTCCGTACTTGGAAGAAACTTTACGCTCACTACTTCTAATACTTACTACACACTAGCAAGTGGTTATTTTAAAGTAGAAGCAAATCGTTCTTACTCTTTGCAGTTGGATTTTGGTAGCATATTCGTTAACAATCAATCAAATGCTGTTGTAAATACGGTTTTAAAAATGGGCACTGCTCCGTTAATTGTTGGAGGTGTTGAAACTTTTTATTTAAGAAGCATTGTTGGAACTGGCACTGCAACAACACTTGGTACTAAAGCATCTCAGTTTGACAGTGTTGGCTCTGCACTTCCTCAAGTTAGAGTGATTGGAAAAAGAATTCAATCTAACGTTGTCACTTTGCTTTTAGAAGACAATACTTATAGCGGAGTCAATGCTTCTACAAATAATATAATTGGAGTGACTGGAGTTGGCTACCCGTACGATGGCTATGTAACTGCCACAGCAACTAATTTATATACAAGCAATACAGTTTCATATTCTCTTATTGGCACAAGAATGAATGCTGACAGCACTTCAAATTCTAGAGCGGTAACTACTAACTTAGTTGCTGGTTCGAAAACAGTGGTCGTTGCAAATACGGCAGGATTGTACACGGGATTCCCACTAACAAAAGTTTCTGGTACAGGTGCATTTGGAAGTAGTGCAGTTGTAAATGTCGTTACAAATACGACTCACTTTACTACAAACGTGAATCACGCTACTTCTGGAAGTATGACTTTTAGCGTAGTTCCGTTTATAGATACTTCTTCTTCTACAACTGCAAAAGTTGCACCTGAACTTAGTATTACGGCTGGAACATTACCGCCTAATACTCCTATTTATTACACAATTGAAATGTCGTGTATTACTCCAAACGTTAACGTTAGCGTTAGTTACAGTTCTTACCCAGCAAACACTTCTACTACTATGTTTAGCGTCATAGACATAGGTCAAGCAAAGCAAAATTCTTGGACTGCAATGGACGACTTGGGAAGAACTGCTGTAGGCTCTACTGCTTCAGAATTTGGCGGTAGTGGTAGTGGTTATACGGTAAGAGAAACAAAAACCGTAAACGCAAATGAATCTGCTTACTATGACAATTACGGTAAGGGAACTGGAACATCTGACCCTTATGCATATCGCTATTCTTTATACCAAGGAAATCCAGGAACTGCTTCTGGCACTAAAAAATCTGCAATTGGATTTCCTGCATTTGGTCTACCTAGTGGTGCTGTTGTAGAAAAAGCAGAGTTATATTTAAGAAATAGGCACTCTTATTATTCTTCTGGGCTAACTTGCTACATTGGTGCCCACATTGAGGATACTTTAGGCTCTACTGTACCTACTCAGGTAAGTAACACATTTACAAGTACTACAGTTTCTGCTCATTTTGATAAAGGTCAAGGTAAATGGGTTGATGTCACAAACTGGGCTACTCAGATTGCTAGCGGAGCACTAAAAGGTTTCTTAATTGGTCTTACGTCTGGTACAAATACTTGGTATTCAGCCTTAGCCCAGTACGGTTATTTCGATGGTGTAAACCCCACATCCTCTACTGAAGATTTTCCTAGACTAAGAATTACTTACAGATACACAGCGTAGAAAGAATAAAAATGCCAGAAATAATTATTGAAGTTGGAGACTATGTACATGGTCGCCTATACAACGAAGATAGAAGTAATGTAGTCGTTCAAGACTTTGCAGTTAAATCAATTGACGGCACCGTCTACACTGGTGGAGTATTGGATTGCGATACGTCCGCTGGATGGTCTATTGAGTTAATTAGAAAATTTGTTCCAAATTTAAATTTGCCACAGGAATTATCGGAAATTACTGGTTACGATAAATATAATAATAAAATTTACCTTACTGGTAAGGCTCGCGTATGGAGAGACAGTAATGGTGCTCAAATTGACATAGAAACACTTGTAACTTGGGAAAACGGTCACGTCTAATAAGTTTTAGATAGTGGTAGAATTTTTACAAATACTTTGGAAAGATAAATATGCATGAAGTAAAAGACGGCTCAAGAACCCTACAATTTGAGGGGACTCTTCTAGGAAAATCTTCTTCTTATAAAAGAGGTTCTACTAGGTGGATTGAATTTTTTCTATATAAAACCGAAAGTGGCTCTTATGTACTCTCTCGTATTGGAGTATCCCTCGTTTACCATGGAGCAGCCTGTCCTCTAGTTAAAAGATATGGACTACAAGAAATCAGTTTTGGATTAATTGAAAAAGATTCCTTGCCTTGTGAAGATTGTAGACCTTCTGCTGGTGCTGATTTAGTTTTTCCAGAAAAGCACAGATATTGGGCACAGGTAAGCGAAGAACCGTCTGCTGTACTAGATGCTTTATATAAGTATGACCAAGGCGGTGCTAAATATTTGACAAATGTTGCACAAAGACTGCTTGAAACCGCTTCTGACAAAGACTCGGCTATTGAATCTATCTATAGAATAGAAGTGATTCCTTAATCGAAAAGAGTCCAAATGTCTAGTGACAACCAATTTGATATGTCAATGTTTGAAGATGACTTCACTAATCTAGACATGGTTGCCATTCAGTTTAATGAACTGTATAAATCTTTAAAACGCAGTGGGTTTACTGCCGACGAAGCATTAGAAATAGTTGGAATGGTCATGGCAAACAGTATGACTTACATTCCACCAATAAACTATGATGATTTTGACGATAGAGAAATTAGAAACGAATTTAACGACGAAGATGGCGATGATTTCGTATAAGTAGTACAATTTAAAGACAGAATGACAATTAAGGACGTAATATGAGCCTTGCCGATGTGCAACTCAATTTAGTAGACAGCGTAGAAAAAGCCGAAAAGTTTATGACTTGGCTAAGTCAACGTAGACCAATGAACGCTATTGCTATTGACACCGAAACTGGCGAACTTCCTGGACGACCTACCAAAGACGCTTTATCCCCTTGGCACGGAAGACTAAGACTTGTCCAAGTTGGAGATGGCATGACTGGTTGGTCTATTCCTTGGGAAGAGTGGTCTGGTGTTTTTTATGAAGCAATGGATAAATTTGATGGTCAGATAGTCTGTCATAACATTGCCTTTGAAGCCAAGTGGTTTGAGATTCACTCACGTTGGTCTATGCCTTGGCAACGTGCTCACGACACAATGATTATGTCGCAGATTATTGACCCTATTGGTTCGGCTGCACTTAAGAAACTAACTGCTCAGTTTGTGGACTCCAAGGCTGCAGCACTTCAATCTCACTTAGACAATTCTTTGCACGAAAACGGTTGGACTTGGGGGACAGTTCCTGTCAACTTTGAACCTTACTGGGCTTATGGTGCTCTTGACCCTGTGCTGACAATGCGTTTGTTTGAGCAGTTCTGGGAGAAGTGTGGCACTGGTGGAATTTACTCTGTACCTTATGAACTTGAGATGGCAACTCGAAAGATTGCCACTCGCATGGAACTCAATGGTGCTCGTATTGACTTAGATTATTCTCAAAAAAAATTTGATGAACTTACTGCTTATGGAGAAAGTGTACGTAAGTGGGGTCAAGATACTTACGGTATGTCTATTACTAGCAATATTCAACTTGTACGTCAGTTTGAAAAGATGGGTGCTGAAATTACTGAAACCACTCCTAGTGGTCAAAAGTCTGCGTCTAAAGACCAAATTAAAATGTTGCTTCGTGACGGTTCTCCTGAAGTTCAACAGTTGGCTGAAGTTGTTCTAAAGCAACGCAAGGCAGATAAATTGGCAAACACTTATTTTAAGAACTTCCTTGAAGGAAATATTAACGGTATTGTGCATCCATCTATTCGTACTCTTGCTGCACGAACTGGACGTATGTCTATCACCGAACCAGCACTACAAACTTTGCCATCTGGAGATGCAACTGTACGTCGTGCATTCATTCCTAAGGATGAAGACCACCTAATTATTTCTTCCGACCTTGACCAAGTAGAGTTCCGTCTAACTGCTAACTTTAGCCAAGACCAAGACCTAATTAACCTATTCAATGAAGCAGACCGCACTGGGGGAGATGTGTTTACCGAGATTATGCGTCAGGTATACCAAGACCAGACTGCTCAAAAGTCTGACCCTAGAAGAAAACTTATCAAGGGTGTGGTTTATGGGAAATTGTATGGTGCTGGAGTCTCCACTATGGCACTAACTGCTGGAGTATCTGACGCTCAGATGAAATCTGTTGTAGACGCTTTTGACCAGAATTATCCTGGTGTCAGACAGATGGCTCAGGCAATTGAAGATGCTGGAATGAAACGTCTCCGTGCTGAAGGCGTTGGCTATGTAAAAACTAGAACTGGTCGTCGTCTACCTTGCGATGACGATAGAGTTTATTCACTAACCAACTATTTGATTCAAGCAAGTGCTGCTGAAATCTTCAAACAGAATCTAATCAAACTTGACCAAGCAGACCTAACTGAATTTTTAATTGTGCCAGTGCACGATGAAATTGTATTAAATGTGCCAAAAAACAACGTTGAGGAAATTATGGAAACTGTGCGTGAATGTATGACAACTCGTGAAGGTTGGCAGGTACCGCTTACTGCTGGCGTTGATGGTCCGTTTGAGAACTGGGGTTCCAAGTACGATGAGTAAGCGTCTAATTCTGAGCGTTGACCCTGGTAAAGCCAGTGGTATTTGTCTATTTCAATATGACAAAGATAGAGACCCGAGGTTGGTATGGTCTGGGGAGTATCAACAAGAAGAATATGCCGAGCCAATTAGAAGTGCTCTGCGTTCTTCTATGGATTATGGAATTCCTCTTGAGATAGTGTGTGAAAGATTTACTATAAATGCTCAAACAGTTCGTAACTCTCAAGCACCATACTCACTTGAGCAGATTGGAATCCTAAAGCAGATTCTTTTAGACCACAAAATTAATCCAGATACTATTATATTTCAATCTCCAGCAGATGCTAAGGCTATGTTTAGCAACGAAAAGTTGAAAAAATTAGATTATTGGCACAAGGGTGGCGAAGGACACGCTCTAGATTCAATAAGACACGCTCTACTTAGACTTGTCAAAACAGGGTGGGTACCTGCTAAACTATTGAAAGATTAGAGATACTATCAAAAAAAGTTTTTAAACTTTTAAATTTTGTGCTAGTATTTATGTAATGACGAAAGGAATCTCCCAAGTGGCGATAAATGTAGAACTCGACGAGTTAGACAAACACATAATTATCACGTCTGATTGGCGTTTTAAGGAACTCTGTAAGAGTATCCCTGGCTCAACATATGATGCCAAAACTCAGAATTGGAAAGTACCAGTATCTTGGTCTGCTTGTTTGGCTTTACGCTCAACATTCAAAGATGATTTAGTTTTAGGCGAAAGAATTAAGAACTGGGCAGTACAAGAACGCAGTAATCGTATTGACCCTGCCAATGCTCTTCGTGATTTAGAAGTTCTCCCTGATGGTGAGACTGGCAACGAAGATTTATTTCCGCACCAACGTGCTGGTGTTAAGTTTCTGGCTACTGCTCGACAGGCTTTGCTTGCTGACGAGCCAGGATTGGGCAAGACCGCTCAGGCGATTCGTGCTCTGAAGGCAGTTAAAGATGGGGGCGAAGACGTATTTCCAGCCCTCATCGTCTGCCCGAATACTTTAAAAAAGAACTGGCAACGTGAATTCAAAAAGTGGTGGCCCGAAGTCAATGTTCAGGTTATCAAGGGTTCTGCTACTCAGCGTCGTAAGCAGTTTGACGAAGAAAACGTTGACGTTTATGTAATCAACTGGGAATCTCTACGCACTCATTCACGACTAGCACCTTATGGTTCTGTTGCTTTGGCAAAATGTCCAGACTGCGGTGGACACGACGAGCGTGTGACTTTGAATCGTTGTGAAGTTCACCCTAGAGAACTCAACAATCTTGATTTTAAGGCTGTAGTTGCAGATGAAATGCATCGCTCTAAAGAGCCTAAATCTAAGCAGACTCGTGCTTTATGGTCTGCTACTGGAAAGGCTGACATTAGATTTGCTCTAACTGGTACTCCTATTGCAAACAATGTTCTTGATATGTGGGCTATCTTGCATTGGCTTGCACCAGAAGAATTCCCAAGCAAGACTCGTTGGATTGACAGAATGATTAACACGATGCTTAATGCATTTGGCGGAATGATGGTTCTTGGCGTAAAGCCGCATATGGAAGAAGAGTTCCACGCTGCAATCAATCCTCGTATGCGTCGTATGTTGAAATCTCGTGTGTTGCCTTGGCTACCTGAGATGATGTTTGAGCGTCGTGATGTTGAGATGTCAACTAAGCAGAAGAAGGCTTACGAACAGATGCGAGACAATATGATTGCTGAGTTAGAGGGAACTGGAGAATCTGTAGTTGCCCCTAGTGTTTTGACTCAGACTCTACGACTACATCAGTTTGCAAGTTCTTATGCAGAAATCTATGCAGATGAAATTACTGGAGAACCTAAAGTACTTTTGTCAGAGCCATCCTGTAAGGTAGATGCTCTTATGGATGATATTAAAAACGGAGACTTTGGTGAAGACAGCGTTGCTGTCTGTGCTGTATCTAGACAATTGCTGGAGTTGCTAAGTGCAAACCTGACTAAAGAAGGTATTGCTCACGGAATGATTACTGGTGCTCAGGATGAAGACGAGCGTCAAAAGGCAATTGATGATTTCCAAGCAGGTCGTATCAAGTGGATTCTATTCACCGATAAGGCTGGTGGTGTAGGTGTGACACTAACCGCAGCACGCCGTTTGGTAATGCTACAGCGACCTTGGTCGCTTGTAGACCACAAGCAAGCACTTGACCGTGTTCACCGCATTGGTTCTGAGATTCACGACTCTGTTGTGATTATGGACTATGTGACTGAAGGCACAATTGAAGAACGTGTTATTCAAGTTCTTGAAACTAAGGCTGAAAACTTTGAGCAGATTGTCAAAGATAAAGCCAAATTATTAGAGTTGCTAAAAGAAGACAAGGCTGGTACTCTTTAACCATGAATGACGAAAATACACAAGAAGTGAAAAAACCATACACTCTTTCTAACTCCGAGATTCAGGTCTTTAAAGATTGTAGACGTAAGTGGTGGCTTAACTATTACCGTCGCCTACAGCCAAAAAAGAAAGAATTTACTGGTGCACTTGCTCTCGGTTCTCGTATTCACGAGGCTCTAGACCGTCACTACTCAACTGGTCAAGATTTGCTTGAGGCTCACGCTGAACTTGTCAAAAAAGATATGGACAAGATGGTTGCTGAGTATAGAGATACTCACGACTTGGAGGCTGAGGCTGAACTTGGTCGCATTATGCTTGAAGGCTATCTACAGTGGATGGAAGATGAAGGTATTGATGCTGACCTAGAAATGATTTCTACTGAAGAGATTATCTCAATGCCATTGTTTGACGGTGAAGTAGAACTTCAAGGTAAGTTGGATATGCGTGTTCGTAGACGTTCTGACGGCGTTCGTATGTTCCGTGACTTTAAGACTGTTGGTGGTTCATTCTCAGACTTTGCTAGTCAAGCACAGATGAACGAGCAGATTCTTACCTATATGCTTTTGGAATCTGCTCAGAACAAGAATCCTGAAGAGCGTTCCGAGGGTGGCATTTTTACTATGCTGAAAAAAGTAAAGCGTACCGCAAACGCAAAGCCACCTTTCTATGAGCAGATTGAAGTTCGTCACAATGTTTTTACAATGCGTTCTTTTTGGCAACGTATTCACGGAACAATCTCTGACCTGATTGGAGTTAAGAAGGCTCTTGATGCAGGTGCAGACCCTAATTTTGTCGCTTACCCAAGTCCTGGAAAGGACTGCAAGTGGAAGTGCCAGTTCTACACTATTTGTCCGCTTATCGACGACGGTTCTGCCGCCGAAGCAGCAATTAGTGAGATGTATGAGGTCGCCGACCCATACGGTTATTACAAATCAGAAGACGAAAAGAAAGGTAGTGAGTAGACATGTCAAATGTACAGCGTTCTCTTACTCTCATGGTCTATGGCGAATCAAAGGTTGGTAAATCTACCTTTGCAGTCACAGCACCATATCCTCGCCTTATGCTAGACGTTGAGGGTGGACACAGATTCCTACCTATCAATGTCAAGTATTGGGACCCAATGCGTGAAGAGCCACCTGTGGCTGATGGCACTTGGGACACAGTTGTAGTTCAGGTACGTGACTACGACGTCGTAATGAAGGCATTCCAATGGCTTCAGAGTGGCAAGCACCAGTTCAAGTCACTTATCATCGACTCAATCTCTGAGTTGCAGGTTAAGTGCATGGACAACATCGCTGGTACAGAGCAGATGAAGATGCAGCAGTGGGGCGAACTACTTCGCCACATGGGTGCTCTACTTCGTGACTTGCGTGACCTAACGATGCACCCTACTCAGCCACTTGAGGCTGTAGTACTTACCGCCATGGCTCGTCGTGGTCAGGATGACCGTATGCATCCTTACCTACAGGGTCAGTTGGCTGTACAGGCTCCATACTTCTACGATGTTCTCGGCTATATTGCAATCGAGACCATCCAGAATCCAGACCCAACTCAGTTGCCTTACAAGGCACGTCGTATGTACGTGGAACGTACGGATGAAGTTGAGGCTGGAGAACGCGTACAAGGTCGTCTTGGTCAGATTGTTGAACAACAAAACCTTGGCGTTGAGCGTATGCTCGACATGATTTTCGGTGAAAAGACCGAGAAAAAGAAGTCTGCTTAGAACCCTAAGCGGATAAGTAAACCCAATCTATAAATTAAGGATAGGTGAGTGCTATGAGTAGCATTAACTGGGGCGATTTAGTAAAGGATGCTGGCGAGTCTGCTAGCGGAAATTACGAGCCGTTGCCCGACGGCGATTACGAACTGAAGGTAATTGAGGCATCTGCCACTGTTTCACAGAGTGGTAAGACAATGTTCAAGATTACAACTGAAGTGCAAGGCGGACCTTTTAACAAGCGTCGCGTCTGGGATAACCTAGTTATCTCTCCTGAGAACAAGAATGCTCTTGGTATCTTCTTCGGTAAGATGGCAGCACTAGGAGTTCCTCGTGAGTTCTTCTCAAACAACAACCCAACTAACGCTCAGGTCGAACAGGCAATCCTGAACAAGACCTTCCGTGCAACTATCGGTAAGCGTACTTGGAACAACGACGTGAAGAACGAAATCAAGAAGTATCACGTTGGTGTTGGACTGGCTCAGGCTACTGTTGCTGGTGAAGTTTCTACTCCACCTGCTCCACCTGCTCCACCTGCTCCACCTGCTCCACCTGCTCCACCTGTGGCTACTTCAGCCCCAACTGACGCTCCTTTCTAGGTCAAAACACTAATTTAAGGGGGCATCGTTTGCTAGTATTAGTGAGCGATGCTCCCTTATTTATTGAGGTAAATATATGTCAAAAATTTTTTTAACTGGTATGTCTGCACAGCAAGCATCTCCTTCTTTAAATTCAAAGTCTCTTAGTTTTGCTGGTTTAGTGCATTCAGCACTTATTGATGCTGGTCACGAAGTTGTCTGGGCTAGCCCAAGCGTGTATATGACTGAAGATGCATTAAATGAATTTGATGCAATATTGGTAGGTGTATCTCCTATTACAAGTATGAGTGCCAATAGATTGTATGGTGCACTAAACGTAATAAAAACTATGTGGGGTTCAAGTAAACTTACTCTTTTTGTTGATACACCTACTCCTAGTCAAATAGAAGTTGGTCTCAAATCTGTAATTACCAATCCTGATAGTTTGATTAAGCCATTTTTTTCTTATCGTAAAGAATACTCAAATGTTGTTGCAGACAAAAAGTTGTTCAATAATGCCATAGATTGTATAAACACCCTATACAACGAAGATTGGGGAAAAACCATCTATGCACAACTTCCTTGGAAATCTTTAGATTCTGTAAAAATTTCTAAAAATGCAAAAAAGACTTTGATTGGCTTAAATTTAGATTCTTATGTTATTTCTGAACTAAATGAAAAAGAGGACAGGGCTAACAAGTGGGTTTATGATGATAGTAACTCTCCTTGGTATAAAAATCAGATAAAATTTTTAAATTTGCCTACATCACCAATGAAAATAAATCGTGGAAGTTACGATAATGACGTTATGGGTCAAATTTTACGCTCGGTTGGTGTCTTCATATCGCCAGATAAAAGAGATGGAACTGGTTGGAACTACAGATATGTTCAATCATTAAATGCTGGCACTCCTATAATTACTGACTGGAAAGAAAGCAGTGTTTTGGGTGAAGCGTGGTCTGTTTTAGCGTATAGCATAGAAGAAATGAGCCAGAGTAAGCGTAATCTGATTGCTCTTGCTCAAAAAGAATCTTATTTGGCAAATATCCCTAATAAGAAAAACGCACTTAAATTACTAGAATTTACACTAGGTATAGGAAAATAAAATGTCAAAAATTAATGAAGACTGGGTAAGAGAGCAATTTGCTCAAGCACAAGTAAAACTTGGAGTAGGTAATGCTGTCCTTAAATTGCTACAGGCTTGGCGTGACATCTCTATCAAGGAAAGTGACATCCCAGAAGTAATAACTATTTTTTCCAAGTTGATTAAGGGTCATTCTTTAGCAAAACAGCAGGAAAACAATGGTATATGGGTTCCAGTAAGACGTGGAGACATAAAAGTAACTGATTATGTCAGAATCAAGGCTGATGCTTTTGATGGAGAACTAGGCATGATTCACAATGGTAGAGAAGGAGTGGTTACAGCAATACGCTCTGGAGATATCATTGTAAAAACTACAGACGATAGAATTCCGCAATTAGACGGTGCTCATTATTCCCCAGATAAACTAGAAAAGATGGTTAAGTGATTAGAGAAAAACTATATCTAACTGTTCACGGTGCTAATCAAGTTGAGATAAAAAGACGTGTTCTTCAGATTGCAAGTGAGTATTTTGGAATTGAAGTAGAGCAAGTGGAAAAAAACTTAGACGTAGAACTAGATGTCACTGCTTTAGAAGGTAAGCCAGAATCGTTTTCTGCAAATGCTTATGTGAGGGTAAGGCACTAATGCCAAATTCTGACTACACAAACAAGCCTTGGGCTGCTTCTGTAATTAAAAAAATGCAACCAGCAACTGCTATTGATTTTGGTGCTGGCGAAGGTATTTATGGTCAGATTATAAAAAAGTACTCGCCAAACACATATACAGTTGGCGTAGAAATTTGGGCACCTTACGTTACACAGTTCAAATTAGACAAAACTTACGATGAAGTCTGGGTCTGTGATGCAAGAATCTATCCACACTTTAACTATGACTTAGTGATACTTGGAGATATTCTTGAGCATATGAGCAAAGAAGATGCCATCAATCTTTGGGAAAGGGTCTCGAAGCAAGCGAAGTATGCTTTAATATCTATGCCTATTATCCATTTTCCTCAGGGTCATATTCACGGCAATCCTTTTGAAAAACACGAAAAAGACGACTGGACTCACGAAGAAATCTTAGAAACCTTTGGTGGAATTGTTGCTCACGAAACTTTTGAAATTACGGGCATATATCTTGCAAAATTTTAATTTTTATGTATAATGGTTATATAACGACAGAAAGACAACATTATGCAAACATTTGTACCGCTTACCAGTTCAGTTGACGACATTGCCAAGGTGCTTGACAACAAGCGTCTTAATAAGCAAGCCCTTGAGGGCTGGCAGATTCTTATGACTCTGCTTGAACTAGACCCACAAGGAAATCACCGTAAACCAAAAGGCTGGGTAAGTCACCCTGCTGTAAAGATGTGGCGTGGGCACGAGATGGCTTTGTTTATGTACATCTACGCAATGGTTGAAGAATGGAAGTCTCGTGGCTACAAGTCAACTATTGCTACCAAGGCTTGGAACACTGTTCAAGTTGCTATGGAGAAAAAACTAATTACCGAAGAAATCACGGCACCTGCTTGGCTTGAGAATAGTCAACTTTTTGAGCAAATAGCGTCTAGCCACAGACTAGCCCTACTTAACAAAGACTACGAGTGGTACTCACAGTTTGGTTGGAATGAAGACAAAGGCGTTCGCCCTGAGTCTTACGAATACGTCTGGCCCGTAGTTTAAATAATAAGCGTGTCGCATTAAATTTATTTATAACAATGTATAATTAATACATTGTATGAAAGATTCACGAATTGGCGAAACCCTGTGGAGTGAATGGACTGGTAATTATTACCCCATCACTTCTAAATCCACTATTGTCTTTTTCACAGAAGAGCACGTGGACGTTGAACATGATGTAGTCAAACGTGCATTAGCGTCTACAATCCAAAGGGGCGGTCATACAGACTCTCTTGGTCAAGCATTTGCAACTTTAGACTCTTGTTCTGTTGAACAAGGCTACGTTGGAATTATTGATGGAGACACGGAATTTTCCCTATGTGACATTAACGGAATGACAATCTATGAAGACACGGTAGAAAAGGTTATTCCAGTCACTTGGGTGAATATTAATGTCAGATGATTTCAAAGATATGTCCTATCAAAAAGATGGGCTTTGTGCTAAAAAAGAAAATAAAGAATACATGGACTTCTTTTTTTCTGACAATCCAGAAGAAACAAATAAGGCAAAAAATTTGTGTTTTGCTTGTCCAGTAAGGAAAGACTGTATTAAATATGCTTTGGAAAGCAAGCAGATTTGGGGTGTATGGGGTGGAAAAGATGAAAATGAAGTTCGTAGAACTTTATCTGTCGATGCTAATGGTGATGAATATCGCAGAGGTCGCTATCCTCAGTGTGGCTACTGCTCTGCTCGTACTAGCAAATTAAAAACTTATATTGTTAATCTCACGGGTGGTGGTAGATGGACTACTGCTCGTATGGTTGAATGTACCGAGTGTGGATTTAAATGGCGTAGTCGTACCAGTGCTAATGCTGTAAATGCATATCACCAAGAACGTGAAGAAAAAAAGTTTAAGAAATAATTCTCTTTTTTAATTCTGTTGTACTAATTCCATTTGTATATGGAAGAAATCCAAAACCTATGCTGTGCTCTTCTAGCCACTCTCTAGTGAAACCCATTTGTTTCATGTAGTCTCGGTCACACCAGTCTGTACCAGTAACTACAAAATCTGCTTTGCAATCTAGAATGACTTGCCTAGAGTCTTCGTTCCCGTAATTTTCAACTACTACGTCTACGTATCTACAGGCTGAAACTACTTCCATTCTTTCTTTTAAAGACATTACTGGCTTTTGACCTTTAAATTTTTCAACAAAACTGTCTGAGTTTACGGCTACTATCAAGACTCCGTTTTCACCAGCCATATCTTTTAATCTCTTTAAAAGTCTTACGTGACCAGAGTGAAATAGGTCGTAGGTTCCACCACTATAAATTCTTAATCCCATTTAAATCTCTAATTCTTTGTAATTTGCGTAAAAATCTTCTACGGACAAAGTTTTTGGTTCTCTAAATAACTTATTAATTTTTTGAACGATGTCAATGTATTTATCTCTACTGTATCCATGAACTTTTTCTAAGTACATTGAAAAGCCGTTTATAGTTATTGAACCCTCTTCGGATGCTCTTTGTTTATTATAACTACTTGAAATTGGATGTTCTAATTTAACGTTGGCATCTCTGTAGCAATATTTATTGTTATAGATTGCATAAGCAGAAATAGCGATATCAATCCCCCACCCACTAAACATTTTTTCTGACTCTATAAGATTGCTATCTATAGATGACCATTGATAGAAGTCATTTAGCACAATGCAAACTTCTCTACTAAGTGCAAAATGAATACCGTTAGTGCAAGTAGTCAAATATAAATTTTCATACTTAATTGATTGTCTTATGTAAGAACGTTCCCCAGACCAGTCGTCGTATGTGGCGTTTGGTGCAAAAGCAACTAAATTTGGATTTTCAGAAAAAATCTTTTCTATGTATTTTGTATATTCAACGTAGTTATCGTATCTAGCATCTCCAGCACTAAATATAAAAACTTCAGCATCAGTAGATAAAAATTCTTTTACTGCGTTAAAAAAGTGCCTGTAATACCTTACGTCTTCTTTTCTTTCCCAGTGTTCTGTGACTTCTGGCTGTGCAGACACATTAAAAAACTTATGGTCTATCTCCCCATAAAGTTGTTCACTTATGTTGATGCAATTTTTTATTGCACCATCCCAAGCGATTATGTAAGTTTTGCTTTTCACGACTACCTTACTGGCAGTACGCTAATGTTTTCTCGTGGGTCATAATCTCCACCAAGAACCATAGTCAATAGTCCAGGTTTTGATTCTAGACCTGCACGGTCACGGAACCACTCTGAACCTGGGTCAGTAGTTGGGCACTGACACCAAAGTCTGTCACCAATATCCATAGTTCTAAAATTGTGGAAGTGACCAGAGACCCAAACGTCTGCACCTCCTAATGCGGTTTGACCTGCTGCTTGACCAGATAAATATTTAAGGACGTTGTTTTGATTTGCTTGGTGTCCGTGAAATAGACCAAGCATACATCCATTTATGTCTACCGTTAGTGTTTGATGACCGTGTGATGGATAACGAAATTCTACGTGTTGCAGAGCAGGATTCTCAGCACAAGCGTCTTGTACTGACGATGCAATTTCAACGTTCCAGCCATCAGCAGGGTCTGCTGCAACCTGACGAGTTACCTCGTCGTGGTTTCCGTTAATCACTGGAACAATCATTCGTTCGGCTAAAGGTGCTAGTGCTTTAATCTGTGCCATAAGCAAGCGACGTGCAACACGAACTTGCTCGGTAAGTCCAAGGTCAGATGATGCTAGACCTTGTAAACGTCCATTTTGAGAAACGTTACCTTCTACGTGGTCTCCTGGTAGACCTAAAACAATAGTTCCAAGAGACAGTCCCATCTTTTGTAGACCTTTGAATCTTGCTACTGATGCACCAGTAAGATATAAAATTCTTTCAATTGATTGCTCTGTACCACCAGAGCCAGTTTTTTTGCCAATCTGTTGGTCGCTAGGGAAAACTGAAAAAGCACCACTTCCAGTTGAAGTTTTAATTCCAGTTTGAGGACGCCACTTTTTTACTTCATCAATTAATTTTTCTGCATCCAATTGCTCTGATTGTGCAATTCCAGATGGAGTCAAACTTACACGAACTGACTCAAGCCACTCTCCAGAATGAGTTTGCCAACGTGAGCGACGCAGAGAAGTTACTGCCCACGCCAGTGGGTCTAAGTCAAATTCTTTGAGAACTTCTTCTGCATCTGGAATTTGTCCAGCAGGACGTGGCTTAGATACAACAAAACCACCCTTAGTGTCGTCAACATCTAAGCGTGGTCGCCATTCTTCTGGAGTATTTAATGCTTTTATGTCAGAGCCAGATTTACCTGGTTCTGAAAACTCTTTTAACTTGTCTGAAATTCCCAATTTTATTTAGCCGTTCTCGTGCATGGACATTCATATCTTCTATGTCTATCTACTGCACTGTTTGATACGTCGAATCCTTCTTCTCTAAGAATCCTAGCAATTTGGACATTTGATACCTTATTAGGGTCTGAGTCTGAGACATCTAAAACTGTCTTGAGACTCTCTCTATCTTCTTTAGAAAGTGATTCTGATACCAGTATTACGCCTATTTTGCACAATCTAGTAGATGTGTTTTTTGACGCACTGTTGAGTTTGTCAGACAGCGACATTTGTACTCCTTCATGTATCTTATGTCTTTACAAATACTACCTGTTTTTTTAGAAACTATATTGTTTTTTTAGAGCGTGTCCTTCTTGGCTTAGTTTCTGGATTTTCTATAGTAAGACCAGCGGAAGCAGTTACTAAGGTTGTAATCAGTTTTACTTCGGCATTTAGTGAGGTAACCGACTTGTCAATGTTATTTACTCGGTCAGCAAGCGAAGAGCCACCGTTCTCCCAAAGTTGATGCTCTACTCGGTCAAGACGTTCTGCAATTGTTCTACCGTTTTTATCTAAACCGATTGAGTCACTAATTTTTTTAGCGAGTCTATAAATTGCTACCAAGGCACCGACGATTACACCAACTGCTGTAATTACCGCTGCTATTGTGAAAATTGAATCTTGCAACATCCCTAATCCATACTCCAGATTTACCTTATAATTATAACCTCAGGTAGTGCAATCCTATTTATATAAAGGCACAAAAAACACATTCGCAAATACAGATAATTTGTCGTCTCTAGATGCTAATATGGATTCTCTAACGGAAGGTTTGCTATGCAAAGACAGAAAAAGACAGCGTGGGTGTTTGGCTAAATGTCAGTTTCTCCCAAGTCCGAACACTTACAAAAGATTTTTAATGGTGCAGTCTGGTACGCCAAAAACGGCTGGAAAATTTTACCCTGCTACGGTATCAACGACAGTGGTCGTTGTACTTGTAATGGCTCGCACACAGAGCCAAAGGATATTGGTAAGCACCCAGCAATTGGTGAATGGCAACTTCGTGCTACCGATGACCAAACCGTAGTCTCTGATTGGTGGACTTCTACTCCTGATAGAAATATTGGAGTTAATTGCAAGCCTTCTGGATTCTTGGTAATAGACATTGACCCACGCTCTGGCGGTATTGAGTCGTTTGAAAAGTTTGAAGAACTTGTTGGTGCCTTACCTCCAACCGTGGAGGCTCTGACTGGTGAGTATAACCACAATGGTAAAGCCGTTCGTGGTAGACATCTCTACTACAAAGTAGAAGCAAATGAGCAATTGCTTGGAAATCTAAAATCTGCTGATTTACCTGGTATTGACATTAAGCACAATGGTTATGTTTTAATTGCCCCATCACGCCACTTCTCTGGAGTGACTTATGAGTGGGCTGATGGCAAGGCTCCATGGCAAATTGAAATGGCAAATGCTCCAGAAGAATTACTTAATTCTCTTCGCAAACGTAGTCGTCGCTCAGGCACTTCGCTTGGCTCTACTGACTGGGATTGGATGTCTGAACTTGACTTTGGTGGGAGTGAAAGAGTTGACATCTCTAAGATGCTTGAAGAAGGAATCAACGAAGGTTCTCGTGCTGTAGACATCTACAAGTTGGCTTGTGCAATATCAAACAAGTTTGGCGTAGAAACTCCTGAAAAGCGTTTAATGATTGAGACAATGATGATTCGTTTCAATCACGAAAAGGTTCGCCCTCCAATGGATTTGGAAGGACCTAACTCTTTACTAATGCACACACGTCGTGCAATGGATTTTGTCGCCGACAATCCTGTGACATTTAAGTTGTACCCAGAGTTAGAAAACTGGGTGAATCGCTCTCAGGCTGAGACTAATGCAACTTTGGCTTCTGCAAATACTCCTGCTGTAAATACTTCTGACCCTGATGATTGGGAAGACTTTAGTAGTCTTCCTGGAACTGTTGGTGGCTCGGTTGCTGAGGCTACCAAAAATGGAATGTCTATTGCAGATGCGTTTAGTTCTGGAAACATCGACATACCTAGAGACCCTGACGCCATATCCGAGGCTGAGGGTGGAACTCCTGGTAAGCGTACTCTATCTGATATCGGTAATGGACGTCGCTTAGTTGATTCTTTTGGTAATGCAATTCGCTACACTCCAGGAATCGGTTGGTTTATTTGGGATGGTCAGTACTGGCGTCCAGATGCAGAAGATTTAGGTATGCATGAACTTGCTAAAAAACTTCCGCCAATTATTGCTACTGAAGTTGTTCATTACTCAGACCAAGATAAAAAGAATGAAGTAATCAAGTGGGCAAACAACGCTAAGTCAAATTCTCGTTTGAACGGTGCTATTGAGAGTGCAAACTCAGACCCTCGTATTGTTACTGCTGTTGAACGCTGGGATGGAGATGAATACCTATTCGGTGTGCAAAACGGTGTAATTGATTTGCGTACTGGTGAACTACTTCGTGGGCGTCCAGATTTGTACATCACAAAGCGTGCTGAAGTTGCTTACACAGCAGGATTGAGAAATGTTCGTTGGGAGCAGTTCATAGATTATGCAACTGGTGGCGACAAGGAACTTCAAGAGTGGATTCAGCGTGCAGTTGGGTACACACTAACTGGTCTAAATAATCAAGACCTTATGTTCCTTGTATATGGTCCTCCTGGTTCTGGTAAGAACACATTTGTTGAAGCAGTTGTAAAAGCAATGGGAACTCAGCAATACGCATGGCCCTTAGATTCAAGCATCCTTGCTGATAACGGTGGTGCTACGAGTAGCACTGACTTGTACCACTGGGCAGAGTTGCGTGGTCGCAGAATGGTTTGGGTAGACGAGTTGCCAGAATCAGAACGTATTAAAGAGAACGCAATTAAAAAGTTGACTGGTTCATCTGAAATTTCTGCTCGTTCTCCTGGTGAGAAGCCGTTTACATTTAAGGCTCAGGCTAAGTTGTGGATTACAACTAACCACCGTCCGATGATTAACGATGATGCTATGTGGCGTCGTATTCGCCCTATTCCTTGGAGCAACGTACCTGAGTCGCCAGACCCTGACCTAAAGGCATATTTGTTTGACCCTGAAGGTGGATTGCCAGCAATTCTTTCTTGGGCTGTTGAAGGTGCTATCAAGTATTTAGGTTCTTCTGCTCGTGACCCATTGGGTTGGTGTACTGCTGTAAAAGATGCAGCGGAGGTGTATCGCAAGAATGAAGACCGTATTGGATTATTCTTAGACGAAGAAACTAAAGAATCTGATGGAGGCTCTCTATCAGTTAAGGCTTTGTTCTCTGTCTATCGTATGTGGTCTGAAGACCGTGGTGAACGTCCTATGACACAGATTGCATTCAACCGCAAATTGTCTGACCGTGGATTAAATATTGTTGGTCACGGTTCTAAGGCTATTATAAACGGAATGATTTTACTACCTCGTGCTGTGCCATCGGCTGAAGTTGACTGGAGCATGGCGACACGATTTGCTAGCAACAATTTTTAGTGGGTTGATGTAGTATAAAAACGTGTCTTGGGAGAGACGCACATCGGGGGGTTAGGTAATCCCTATGCCTAATCCCCCTTCTAATTTTTCAACAAGGAGAATAATGAAGATTACAATTGCCACCCCAATGTACGGTGGAATTTCTAAAAGTGTTTATGTAGCCTGTCTAAATGAACTAATGAGCAAACTAAATGCTGCTGGTCACTCTGTAACTCATTCGTCAATTACTAATGAAAGTCTTATTACTAGAGCAAGAAATACTTTGACTCATATGTTTTTAAAGAGTGACAGTGATGCACTGCTCTTTATTGACGCAGACCATGGATGGATTTCAGACGATATTGTAAAGATGGTCAACTCAGGTAAAGACCTGATTGGTGCTATCTATCCAATGAAGTCAATCAATTGGGATAATGTCCACGCCGCAGCAATTTCTGGAAAACCTGCTAGTGAACTTTCTCTATACTCTGGAAATTTTGCAATTAACTTCTTGCCAGAAAATCAGGAATTTAGGGGAGACGAACCTTTTAAGGTTCGAGACATTGGCACTGGAATGATGTTTATTCGTCGTAATGTATTTGAGACGGTTGCCCCACTATGTAAGAAATACAAAAACAACTCTCCTAGTCAGGACATTGCTATGGGTGAAGAAATGGTTGAGTATTTCCCAACAATTATTACTGAGGAGCCAGAAAGTATTTTGCTATCTGAAGACTATGCTTTTTGTCACTTATGGCGTCAGACTGGACACAATGTCTACGCTGCACCTTGGGTAAGAATTACTCACGCTGGTGAATATAACTTCTCTGGATTCTTCCTTAGAACTCTTGAAATTCAAAATCAAATGGCTGTCGCTCAGGGTGATGTAAATCCACTAGATAAGGAAGAGGGGTTTACAGTAAATACCCCTAGCCATCCTGTGGACGTACCATTGAGTCAAGCAGATTCTTTACAGTCGTTGGATGCCATTTTCGATGATTCTGAGTCGGAATCTGGTCTCGATTCAGACCATCAGCAATCTGACGAAACGACTGACCAGCAGAACGCTCAAGATAAATCCTAGCCTTTACCTCTTCTGAGGTTTTGTTCTTAGGACCCATATCCACGCCCCAAACGATGCCACGCTCACGGCGGTCTTTATGCACGTCTTTTTGACGGGCAGCAATAATGCCTCGTTCCATCTCTGCTAGAGCAGACATAATTGTGACTACGAAGCGTCCCTGATAAGAAGATGTATCTAGGTTTAGGTCTAGCATTACAAGACGCCAGCCTTTAGTGTTGGCTCTGTCAATGATGTTCAGAAAGTCCTTCGTAGAGCGTGCTAAACGGTCTATACGGGTCACAAAAAGAGCGTGGGCTTCTCCGTTATCTAGTCTCTTTAAGGCGTTTGTGAGGGCAGGGCGACCCGAAATAGACTTACCTGAGCGACCCTCTTCCCTCACTAATTCATACTCGGTGAAGCCAGCCAATTCCGCTGCTTGCTGTAACTGTCGCTCTTGAACATCTAGGCTAACTCCGTCATTTACTTGAAGTTGAGTAGATACTCTGGCGTACAGAAGTGCAATCTGTGACATAAGGTCTCCTAGTTATATAATAATGTACTATTTTTGTACAGATTAATTCGCTAAAAATGCTGTATAAACTTAATCCTAAGTTTAGACGTTTTAGGGGAGAGCGATTAAAGGTGGGTTGGTTCTTCGAACGCAGTTAGCGACGTAAGTGGGTAACGCCAGCCACCAATGTAAGAGTCTTCGAACGAGTCATTTCCGATAACATCATTAGCCATCACCCAGCCGTAGATTTCTACTTCGGAGAAGTACTCGGAGTCTGTGACTTTACAGCCCACGATTGCCTTGTCAGCATCCTTACGCCAGATTGGTACTTCGTCATAGGTTCTTACAGTGCGAACTTCAATGTTGCCACCGACGTCTGGTAAGTCCTTACGAAATGGGTGCATCTCATTTGGATACCAAGGAAGGTTGAATGGCTTTTTAGTTAACTTTGCCACAGCGTACTCGGCAACAATGCTTCGTATGCTTGCTTGAAGTTCGTGCTCTAAGCGACCATCCTTCTTGCCTTGAGCATAGTTTGGTCGGTCTGTGCTATTAAACTTCATTAGCCATCGATTGACAGCAATATCCGTACACATTCTTATTTCGTCTTTTGTCAGTTGTAATTTGTACATGTTGACATCCTACCAGAGAAACAGAAAACCCGCCTAGCGAACTAGACGGGTCTTCCACGAAAGGAGATGACAATTAATAACCAATTAACAATCAACATCAGTTACCTGACTTTTAAAGACTAGCACATATTTCTAGAAATTGCAAAATATTTTAATAAATTATTTGACAATATTTACTATTATATCTCCATATAAGCCAGCCTCTTCAGTAAGCCTCTTTTCGGAGATTAGTGCGTATTCAGGATTTAACTCAATGCCTATGTAGTTTCTGCCATTTTGTAGTGAAACTACACCAGTAGTGCCAGAACCAGAAAAAATGTCTAAAACTGTATCGTTTGGCTGTGAACCTGCTAAAACGCAAGGCTCTACAAGTTCTGTAGGGTAAACAGCAAAGTGTGCACCCTTAAATGGTTTTGTATTTACGCTCCACACCGAGCGACGATTACGTTTACCGCTGAGGCTATCTTCACGTACAGCCTCGTGGTCATAAAAGTATTTAGGACTCTTGCTTAAGAGAAAAACGTATTCGTGAGCCTTAGTTGGTCGGTCTTTTACTGGCTCTGGCATAACGTTTGGTTTGTGCCAAATAATATCGCTACGCAAATACCAGTCATCAGCCTGTAAAGCAAGAGCAACTCTCCAAGGAATACCAATTAGGTCTTTAGATTTTAATCCTTCAACTTTATTATTTAAAGCAATCGATTGACCGTTACGACCATTGGAATATTTAGGGTCTTTGTAGTCTCCCTTGTTTCCAGTTCCAACATAAGAATCCCCAAGATTCAACCAAACCGTGCCATTGTCTTTTAGGACACGTCTGACGTCACGAAAAATCTCTACTAAATTCTCTATGAACTCGTATGGAGTATCTTCCTGACCTAACTGTCCTTCAGAACCGTAGTCACGCAATCCCCAGTATGGTGGGGACGTGATGACAGTTTGAACTGATTGGTCTGGTAGTAGGGCTAACGCCTGACGTACGTCTCCGTTTAAGATTTGAGCAGTGTTCATTGGTTAGATGGTACTACAAAACTAAAAAATAACCTAGCAATTGACGTGCGACAATTATTGTATATGGGACAACAAAATAAAGTGCCAGACCCTTACAGGTGTGAATCTTGTAATAAGCATTTTGTCGTCAGTCTTCTCGCTCGTTGTTGCGAAATGAAGCACGATGGTGCTGTCTTTGAGAGAAGACCTGAGCAAGAGCCTAGACCTAAATCTAATAAAAAAACTAAAGATGTTTAGTAAACTATTATGAATGAGTACCGATAACCTAGTTCAAAAATCCGTAGCGTATGGTGGCAAACTTGCACCCTTAGTTATCTCTGATGGTCTAACTTCTGGAACTGGGCTAATGAACCCGTCTGTTTTTGTCAATTCTAAAAATGAGATTTTTGTAAATCTGCGTCATGTAAATTACACGCTATATCATTCAGAAAATAATCAACGGTTCAATAGCAAGTGGGGGCCGATGTCCTACCTACATCCTGAGCAAGACCAAGCACTTCGCACAACTAACTACATTTGTAAGTTAGATGGAAACTTGTCTATGGTCGGACACGGAGTAGTTGATACTTCAGAACTGGATGTAAAACCCTTGTGGGAATTTACTGGTGAAGAAGATTGCCGTCTTGTTGAGTGGGATGGTAAGTATTACATTATTGGAGTAAGAAGAGATACAACAACTCACGGTGAGGGTCGTATGGAACTTAGCGAGATTACTATCAACGAGGAGACTTGGGAAGTAAAAGAAGTATCTCGTATTCGCATTCCTGCTCCTGGAGCAAACAATTCTTACTGCGAAAAAAATTGGATGCCGATTTTAGATAAACCATTTCACTTTGTAAAGTGGACTTCCCCGACTGAAGTTGTCAAAACTTACCCAGAACTTCCTGCTCGTTGCGAGCAGGTTATGTTGAATCAAGGACTTACTCCACCTAAAGACCAGCGTGGTAGTTCGCATGTTGTTCGGTGGGGAAATGTCTATATTGCTATCACTCACGAAGTTGATTTGTTCAAAAACTATCTTGACCAAAAAGACGGCATTTACAGACATCGCTTAGTTATTTGGGATGAACAGTTCAACCTAATTGGGTTATCTCCTAGACCGCTTACATTCTTAGAAGCAAGAGTGGAGTTTGTCGCTGGTGCTGCTAAGTATGGAGACGATTTATTGATTAGTTTTGGTGTTCAAGACAACGCTGCTTTTATTTTGAGAACGCCTAGGCTTGTTGTTGAGGAACTTATTTTGGAGGCATTGACTTATGAGTTCTAATGAGATTATTGAAAGACTTGTTGTTGAGGCTTCTAATGACCCACTCAATCCTAAGAAAAACTTTGATATTGCCGTTGAGTATGAAAAGTTAGGTCAGACGGCATCTGCTGTTGGATTTTATCTTCGTGCTGCGGAATACGGCTATGAAACTGAACCTCTTATTGCCTATGCTTCTTTACTTAGAATATCTATCTGCATTGAGGGTCAGAAAGATAGAAGGAATACTGTCTCTAATGTAATTCTTCAAGCAATTGCTCATTTACCAAAAAGACCTGAAGCATATTTTCTTTTGTCAAGATTTTATGAAAAAGATGGAAACTGGCAGGAGTGCTACACCTACGCAAGCGTTGGCTTGATGGTGTTGGACAATCCTTTAGTTCGACTTCCCGTTGGTATCGATGGCTATCACGGAGACTATTCTTTAGAGTTTCAAGTTGCTATGAGTGCTTGGTGGATTGGTCGAAAAGACGAAAGCATAAAAAGACTACAAGAACTAAGTCTTAGGGAAGATTTGAGTGTTGTTTATAGGTCAGCAGTTTTTGATAATTTGATAAAGGTTGGCATCTAATGTTGCTATTTGATATTGGAGCAAATAGAGGCGATGCCACTATTGCTGGGATTGAGAAAGGCTACAAAGTTATTGCTTTAGAGCCAGCACCTAGAGTGTTTGCTGAGTTGGTTAGAAATTTTATTTATGAGCCTAATGTTGTACCACTCAGACTGGCAGTGTCAGAGACTGGTGGGGAGCGTATTGAGTTTTATGAATGCGTAGAAGATGGTCTATCTACTATGGAAAAGTCTTGGCTGACAGACCCAACGATGCCGTACAACGGTAAAGAATTTAGAACTATCTATGTCAATACCTGCACTATGGATTGGTTGGTTGAACAGTATGGTAAGCCTGACTTAATCAAGATTGATGTTGAGGGGGCGGAGTGGTCTGTACTTCGTGGTATGACTAAACACTCTGGAAAGATTGCTCTTGAATGGACTCAAGAAACAATGGGCGAGCACAACAAACAATTGCAATATTTAAAATCAATTGGATATACAAAATTTAAATTTCAATTTATTGAAGACCACTTGCTAGAGCCAGAAGAAGACTGGCGACCAATAACTAAAAATGTAAACCTTGAGTTTATTCGCAAAGAGCAAGAAGAGTGGTGGACTTTTGATGGATGGAAGCGTTCTAACCTAAGACCAACTGCTGATGTTGGAATGCTTTGGGTTATCTAGCCTAGAATTGCTTCGATTTCTTCTTCGGTAAGACCGAGTGCTCGCAGTTTTGCTAGGGCAGATTGTCTAGTTGCTAATGCTTGTGCTTCTTGTTCTGCCGCTTGCTCTCTAATAGCAATTTCTTCTGGTGTTTCATCTCTTTCAATTATTTGACCAGTGGTGCAGTTTAGTTCGATTATTCTATTCATTAGTTTATTCCGTATAGATAGGCGGTTCCAGTGGCTGAAGTAAAACTTCCAGCACCAGCCGAAAAGGTTATTGAAGTAATAGCAGCACTTGTTGATGCGATTCCCCATCTTGAAGATTGTGCTGATGCACCAGTTGAACCTGATATCCACATAGTAGGTCTTGTATTTGCATAATTTGGTATCTCTATTGTTATCATATCTCCTGCTGTCGGTGCTCCAGAACTTAGTGCAATTGATGTTCCAGCAGTGGCAATAGTTGCTGTTGATGAGCCTGTGTTGTAGTGAGTGGTTGCCACTGTAGCACCACCATTAACAGTCATCTGTAAGTTTCCAGTAATTGACCCGATGTTTGTAAAAATTATCTGAACAATAAGTTTTTTGTATGTTCCTGGAATTGAAGTAAATGAAGGTGCTGCTCCAGAGAAAGCAAGTGGAGTACCGCTACCTGAAACAGCATTGTATGTTCCTGTCACTCCTTGTGCACCAGTTGCACCTTGTGTCCCTGTTCCAGTTAGACCTTGAAGACCAGTGGTTCCCTGAATACCTTGAATACCTTGTACAGAGATGCCTTGAATACCTTGTAAACCTTGTAACCCCTGAGTACCTTGTATAGATGTTCCCTGAAGACCTTGAATACCTTGTGAGCCTGTAGTTCCTTGAGTGCCCTTATCTCCATTTCTAACGAATTCAACTGAAATTGCTTCTCCGTTAGAGAAGACTGCACTTCCATATCCCGAACCAAAATAGAACGGGTTAGAAACCGCTAGTCCAATAGTGACTAAAGTAATACCTTCATCTAGATATGAATTTAAGGAATTTACTTGCCAAGTAACTTCAAAATTTCTAGATAAAGATTTTATCTTTACAAAACCCTTTACTGTTGATGTTAAGTTAAAAGTGTTTAGGGCTAAAGAGCCAAGTAAAGAAGCCCATGCTGGAATAAGTATTTCTGAAGTATTTAGTGCTGTTGCACCATCTCTAAATGTGACCAAATCGGAGTAGTAATATTCTGCATAAGTCCAGTCCGTGCTGAAGGTGCTTCGATATCCTGTAACTCCTTGTGCCCCCGAAATACCCTGTAACCCTTGTGCTCCAGAAGTACCTTGAATACCTTGGACAGAGAGACCCTGAGTTCCTTGAATACCCTGAGTTCCTTGGCGACCTTGGATACCTTGGATACCTTGGATACCTTGGATACCTTGGATACCTTGGATACCTTGTGCACCAGTTGTTCCTTGTGAGCCTGTAGTGCCCTGCGTACCGTCAACCCCTTGAGTACCAATTAAACCTTGAGCACCTGTAGTACCTTGTGAGCCTGTAGTGCCCTGTGAGCCAGTAAAACCTTGTAAACCTGTAAAACCTTGTAAACCTGTTAGACCTTGTAGACCAGTGGCACCTTGTGAGCCTGTTAGACCTTGCGTTCCAGTTAGACCCTGTGTGCCAGTTGTGCCTTGAGAGCCTGTAGTTCCTTGTAGTCCTTGTGAACCAGTCGAGCCTTGAATACCTGTGAGACCTTGGATACCAGTTAGACCCTGAGAGCCTGTAATACCTTGAGTGCCTTGTAGTGTGTAAGTAACTTGAGTTACTGTAACAATTACAGAAGGAACGGCTGGATGCGGTACAGATAGGTTGGCTGCTTGAGCAAATATCCTAATGTTGGTGTCTGGAGTAGCCCACATCAATTGGTAGTAGTCACCAGCATTTGCCTCGAAAACAAAGTTCCAAGCGGCAACCAGTTTTTCGTCTTTAGTTAGAGCAATTTCTGTGTCAGTGGCTGCCACATCTGCACCATTTTTACGCAGCCAAATGTCTACTTTGTCTGTTCCGTTGTTGGTTTTATCAAATTGAGCAGAAAACTGAAGGTTATAAACTCCAGCGTTGGCTATCGTAATCCGACTACCTGAAACAACTGTTACACCAATTCCTTCTGCATCAAAACTGTTTAAAGTCATTGCATAAGGGGTGTTTACTAATGCAGCATTTTGGATTGTTGTATCCCAGAAACTACCCCAGTTGGCAACGGTTCCACCGAGACCTGCGTCTCCTTTATCACCTGTGCGAACGAAAGTGACATTTACATCAGTTCCGTTAGCAAAAGATGTTACCGAGCCAGACAGATAAACGATTGGAACAGCAAAGTATCCAGTTGATTGGGTGTGTGCTCCGTTGATGGCGTAGTACGCAAAGTTGGCTGAGTTGCCAACCTGCTCCATTTTGAAGTGTCCCTTAATGGTTGAAGTTGAGTCATCAATAGTGTCTAGATACGCTTGGTTATCTACAGAATTAAGGTCTAAAAAGTCAATGTAAAGTGAAGTAGCAAGTGAAAAGTTAGCGTTGTTTAATTTAAGGTTTCCAGAACCTGGGTCGCTATTAGTCGTGTTGGTTAAGTAGTTGTAAGTAAATACAGCACCACCGAATGAACCAGTCTCACCTTGAATACCTTGTGTTCCAGTTGCACCCTGTGTGCCTTGAGTTCCTTGAGCACCTGTTATTCCTTGCACACCTTGCAAGCCAACTAAACCTTGTAGTCCAGTTATGCCTTGAACACCTTGTAGTCCTTGGGTGCCTTGAGAGCCAGTTGTACCTTGAACACCCTGAAGTCCTTGAACTCCTTGTACACCTTGAATACCTTGGATTCCTTGCAGACCTTGTAATCCTGTTGCACCTTGAGTTCCAGTTGTTCCCTGTGCTCCAGTAGTTCCTTGAGAACCAACTAAACCTTGAGTTCCAGTTGCACCCTGAGTTCCCGTGATGCCTTGAGAACCTGTAATACCTTGTGAGCCAACCAATCCTTGAGTTCCAGTTGCACCCTGTAATCCTGTTGTACCCTGTACACCAATTACGCCTTGAGTACCTTGAGCACCAATAACGCCTTGTATGCCCTGAGTGCCTTGAGTGCCTTGAACTCCTTGTGTGCCTTGTACGCCCTGAGTGCCTTGTAAACCGACTGCACCTTGTAGTCCAGTTGCACCCTGAGTACCTACCGAACCTTGTGTACCAGTTATACCCTGTGCACCTGTAACTCCTTGCGAGCCAGTTGTTCCTTGAACTCCAACGATGCCTTGGATGCCCTGAGCACCTTGTGCACCTTGAAGCCCTTGTACACCTTGAGTGCCTTGTACACCTGTAAGACCTTGTGCACCAGTGACTTGAGTTGTGACAACAATATCCCAAGTAGACCCTGTCCATTTCCAGGTACGCTCGCCTACCGTAAATGTTTCATTTACGGATGGGGAGTTTGGAAAATCAATCGAGGGCATGTGTCTTGTCTCCTACTAACTCAAGTCGTCTAGTTCTTGCTGGTGCGTCTCGATGGCTGCCTGAATTGCTGATATGTTTGCAGTGGCTTGGTCTACTGCGGACTGATTACCTAAAGCCTCGGCTAACTTTAAATTTAATTCATTCTGGTAGCCCTCAAGGTTGAGTGCCTGAATACGGTCAGTTAGCAACTGAGCCTTTACTTCTGGAGATACATTAAACATTTTTTTCCTTATGCGTTTGCGATGGTTGTAATAGTTCCCGATGAACCACGATACTTCAGAGCACCTGCTTCAACATACAAGATACCGCCACCAGTTGGGTTAGATGATGGGACAGTTGTTGAGTTTCCTATAAAGGTGACTGCTTGACCGCCACCATAACTGCCACCCACAGAATTTAAAAATATATTTCTGTTAGGACTGACACCCATTGAAGTAACACCGCTAGAACTTAAAATACCAGAACTGGTTAATTGAATTGTTGGCACAGATAGATTACCGCCAGAAGAAATGTTTGCTAAAACTGTTCCTGCGGAGTTTTGCCATTCCTGCAAGTTAGCAGACTGAGAAGCAGCACCACGAATAACAGCACCAATTTGAGTGCTAGAAGCAGCAGCGATACTTAAGGCAGCAGAGAACTCAATTGGAGTTCTGACTTTTAAATTACCTGTATTACCAAAACCACCAAGAACGGTTGAAGCAGAATTGACAATATCTAAAATGCTTACGCTTTGACCAGATGAGGCTTGCAAAGTCAATGGAACTGTTGATGTAGAAGCAGCGGTAATCAGTCCTGAGAATCCAAGTTGAGCCGATGTCGATGTTCCTGAGTTTGTTATAGGTGCGGTGACTGCAATGATACCTGATGGACCTAAATAACTATTTGATGTCTCTACCCAGTAGCCATCGTATCGAATATACATTTGGCTAGTTGTTGAATTGAACCAAGCATCGCCGACATTTGGGTTTAAAGGTGCTGTTTCAGATACGGTGTAAGTTCCTCTAAATCCTTGCAGACCTGTAGTTCCTTGGATACCTTGAGTACCCTGTATGCCTTGGATACCTTGTATTCCCTGAGTACCCTGAACACCTGTAAGACCTTGAATACCTGTCGTACCCTGAACACCTTGTGTTCCTTGGAGACCTATTGCTCCTTGCGGTCCCCACCCGGTGACTTTTACTTCATTAGTAACTTCTTGAACAATAACTTTGTTAGCGTCAAGAGGGTTTATTTTTACTGTTGCTCTTTGGTCATTAAATTCGACTGACATTATCTAGTCACCTCAGCCGAAACTCTAAAATTACCTTCAAGCAATCTAGTTACTACTCCACCACCAGACACCAACTCTAGGTCGTAAACATATTGACCTGCGGTTAGAGCCGCTGTGTTAGTGGCGGAGATAAGTAAATCTACTGTCCCTGCGATTCCACCTAAAGTAATAGTTCCAGTATTGCCAGCAGTTGTAGATAAAGTCGCAATTATGGTGTTAGAACTGACATTATCTCTAACTTGCATACGGGCAGTGTAGCCAGTCAAATTATATGCGTCTCTGGCTGAGTCAGTCCAAGTAATTTGACGTTGGAAAGTAGCACCTTGTTGACAGGTGATGTTGTAAAGTCCAGCAATTCCGCAAGTCATAGGGTACCGTTCGGGAGAGTATAGTTACTATTATTTTACAATAAAAGTAGACTAATGACTTATAAAAATAGACGCACTTCACCTAGGATTCCTAAGCGGAGTGGGCTAGTTATCTAGCCAATAAACGTTCTGATTCATCCAGAACTTCTAATGCAAGGGCAGATAATAAATCTTTATTCTCTGTCCAGTGGTGGAGGCAAAATAGTAAGTCTCCTGACTCAAGTTTGACGTAAACATACGCTTGGGAATTACAAGCGTCGCAGCGGTCAGTAGTATTTAATACGTAGTCGGTATCTTCTACTTTGTTCTCCATGAAAGTATTATAACTGTGAACTTACCCGTTGATTATGTGAGTTTTGAGTCGCTTGGCGGAAACGTCAAAAAGGTTCTTCGATTCATTGACCCTGAAAATAAGCATTGGTCTGCTTTTAATCCTTCTATTGGCATATCTTCAGATGGCTCTATGGCTATGACAATTAGGTCTAGCAACTACATTCTCAACGCAAAAAATGGAAAATATGAATTAACTACTGGAAACCTTATAAAAAACAAAACGTGGTTTTGTAAAGTAGGGGAAAACTTAGAAATTAGTGATTTATCTGAAATAAATTACTATCCAATTTCTTACATTAGCGTGAATGTAAAAATGACTAGAGGTGCTGAAGATGCAAAACTATTTTGGAGAGACGGGGGTTGGCAATTCACAGCAGTACTAGCAGAACCAGATTTTGGCATTCCTATTCCAAGAATTGGAGTATTTAAATTTGATGGAAAAAATGCTCAACTAATTGAAATTGGACATTTTGAACAAGAAAAAATTAACGTTCCTGAAAAAAACTGGATGATGCCTTACCAAAAAAATCCTAATTTTGATTACATATACAATGAAAATTCAATTATTAAAGATAACAAACTTTTAAAAGTTAGGGAATCTTCTGAAGCAATTAAAAATTTACGTGGTGGTTCTAATCTGTGGGACTTGGGGGATAAGACATATTTAAGCCTCTCTCATAAAACTTTTGTTAAATGGGTAAATTACTATGATGCTAAATCTTTTGGGTATGTAAAAAATCACGTAAGAAATTATTATCACTACTTTGTTAGATATGACTATTTTGGAAAAATAATTCAAATGTCACCGCCGTTTAAATTTTTAGACTCTAACGTAGAGTTTGGTTCTGGGTTAATTGTCAAAAATAAAGATGTAATTGTTTCTTTTGGTGAAAATGACCGAACTGCCTATCTTGGTAAAATTGGTTTAGAGCAAGTTCTTAATATTATGGAAGAGGTCTAATGCAAGAACTATTAGAATCTCCAATCAATCACAAGACAGACTTAGATGATTCAAATCAGTTTGCCCATTATGCCGATGCTGCCAAAGTAACAGAGGGGTATATTATGGGAACTCCTGTAATAGCCCTATGCGGTAAGGTATTTGTACCTCACAGAGACCCTTTAAAACTAAGGGTTTGTCCAGAGTGTAAAGATATTTTAGATGCACTATTTGTTGATTCTGAATAATACCCCCTAATTTTTTTCGCTATACTGATATCTCCAATCCCTACAAATCAGAATCGGTATTTTCATGTCTCTTTTTTCTTTTGAACTTAATAAAGAATTTGTCAACAGTTACAAAGATAAGGAGTCACCATTTGGTTTTAAAGATGCTGGTGGAAACTCCGTAGGAGAGATTACATTCCTACGTACCTATTCACGCAAGAAGGAGGACGGCACTAAGGAAACTTGGGCTGAAGTCTGTGAGCGTGTAACTAACGGAACTTACTCTCTACAAAAAGATTACGCAAAGCAACAGCG